ACCTCAACTTCAGTCTGTTGACTTACTGCTTTTCCACTTTCAATCATAGTTAAAATTGTAAGATAAAGTTTTCTAGCACCTTCATTCATTAAGGTTTCGTGAATATCACCTTTAACAAAGGTTGTTTTATCTTGCCATGACTTTTTTAAATCTTCTAAAACCTTTTGTCCACTGGAACTAGAAAATGTATCCCTGTATGCAAGAAACAGTTCTTTTATCTCAGGATGTAATTCTCTAGGGTCTATGATACCTTCATCATCTTCATGGTCATTGAAAGCCATTTATCCTCCTACAGCTTCACTCAAATTATCAATTACACCAGATTCTTTGAGTGCTGCGAGTCCAGGACCAGCCTTACCAACAGCGTCAGCCATTCCAGCCATCTGTTGTTGTGCTTGTAATTGCTGTTGTGCTTGTGCTGCTGCGGCCCTTTTTTCCATTATGTCATTGATACTCCTCATAATCACAGGAGGAATACCCACAATATGAGCAGAGTGTCTTACCCATGAATCCAAATCAATCACATCTAGCAATTCAGGGTTGGTCTGTAAGAAAGGAGCATTGACTTCAAGCCATCTTTGCATTGCTGTGATATCACCACCGCGTTGCGCTCTTGCCAATGGACCTTCGTATTCAATATCAATCTCTTGCCCTGATAATATCTCAGGTGGTTCTGGCAACATGCCATTCCTTTGAAGAATACCAAAAGTCCTATCGATCAGTGGATTCAATAACTCCGTTATGAGTCTTCCAAATGTTGGACCCAACAACCGTTGCATCAGATCAAATCTGACTTGAGTTTCGAATGCGGTCATCTGAGGTCCGCCCTGCGGTAATTGCAGTTGGTCAGCAAAGTATATTCTATTGATTGAACCCCGAAACTTTTCTTCTTCGATAGCGTTTACATCAAATCGTATTTGCTCTTGGAAAGTCAATAGCGCATCCATAGACCGGACAACCGTGACACCAGAAGCCGTTTTAAAGATTTTGCCAATTACGCCATCTTCCAGCATCTTCATTGGGGGATCTATGGCTTTGGCTAAACCCCTCAACTTCAATTGGACCTGCCTATTTATGGTTTTAACGTCCGGCAAGGCGGTCCATCCTGGGCCACGGCCATATATCTCACCAGAAGACTTTGCCCACCTGGGAACCATATAGGGGAATTCATCGAATCCGCCCTCTTCCAGTTGGTTTATCTTCTCCCATTCGAAAAATACGGATGCACTCTTTTTATTTAAAGGAGCAGGATTTGTTCTCTGCTCAAAAACACTTCTAGGAAAAGTAGCATGAGCAATTGTAATTTCTTCGTCTGGTTTATTCTCTGCTTTCTTTTTACTTTGCTCAGATAAATTATTAATACCGAATCTCTCTGCTAGATTTCCTGCTGTCATTTGGAACTTACGAAATATACTATTAACCATACCCGTCATGTCTTCGCCAGCCACATACTCTTGGATTTCAATCGCTTTGAAGTTCAAACCATTGAAAGCAAATTCTCCCAACATTTCCTCTTCGAACAAACAACCTGTAGCCACGCTACCCAAATCCAGGTAAGTTTCAAAGATCTCCGAATTAAAGTTCGAAAGTCTAAGAGCTAAAAAGATGAGGTTTTCTACAAAAGACAACCAAAGTTTAACATCATCATCTTGATTCAACGCCTCATCTCTCATTTGAAGCGAGAACCATTTAATAAGAGGTGAGGTCAATGATCCATGCATCGATGCTGCTAATGTGTTATTTGCATGGATGACCGTGGAATCGAAAACTTTCTCTGTACGCCTAGATCCCTCTACCCTCATCTTCTGGATATCCGACTTTCTAGGTAGAACAAAGTCCATGATATCCTGGTGAACATTTTCGAAGACCTTTTTTCGGTCTTCTAGCATCTGCCATCTACCTTTTATTTTTTTAATATCTGCCATTAAATCCTCGTTGCGGAATTCAACAAAGTTTTAGGACTCCCTGTAGCACCAATTTGTTTACGTGCTGCTTCCCCTTCACCTCCGGTTTTTGGTATTTTAGGATCACGAAGCAAAGAAACTTTAACTATAGAACCAAAAGCCTTGGTTGCTCTCTTACGTTTCTCCTCATCACCATCAACCTGTGTCTGAGGTCGTATTGCTGAAGAAGGTAATCCAGCCATTATTTATCCAATGGAATAAAATAGGATGTTAAAAAAGTAAACAAGTAAAACCAACTTAGAAACCATACAACACTACCGATGGCAATACCTACCAATTTATCGATTCTTGGTATGTTAAACCGTTTTAGCACCCTTAGTTCCCCCACCCAATAGAGTTTTAAGCTCTTGACGACCAGCTAGAAGTGTACTTCTTGAGCCTCGACTTCTTGCGATCCTCCGGCGTTCTGCTCTTTGTGTTGCTATAACTTCCTCATCCGTTCCTCTTGGATCGGGAGGAGGTGGCAACGATGGCGGTTTTGCACCGCCTCCAAATAAAAACCCCATAATACCCTCCTTAAATAAGTTCTCCCCCTGTTTCAACCACGATTTCTTTATGACTATCACTGTAACCTTTACCTCTCCAATTCATAGCAAGAGTTCGAAAGGCATCAGCAGCATTACTAGCCCAATCATGGACGGGGATATTATTAAATTGCTGTCTATTGTCATTCCATTGTTTATGATAACTTCCCAAAGCATTCAATCCTTGGGAACATTTTTCTTCATCGAACCAACAGAGTGGTAGTAGTTTTCTTGTCGCTTCGATTCCATCCACAGGACTTCTTTTAGGCGCGATCTGAAAATGTATGCCAAGCCTTGCAGCAATTTCGATGCGACCTTCTCCTGAACCCCATTCACGAACCTTAATATCATGGGGTGCCATATGGATGCCGTAAGAATAGGGCTTCGAAGATAGTATCGATTGATAATGCGGCAGACCCTCACCAGAATTTTCATAGTAGTCTATAACCCTACATTCGTTTCTGAATGTTTGCGTGAACCAAATGGAAGTAGCATCGGATACTCCGATATCCCACCATGTATCCACTCGTAAATCCGGTTCCCATTGCACCCTAGTGATTCTTTCATTTCTCGCAAGATCCTGTAGTAACCTGCCATAATAACTTCCAACCAAGTAACCTTCAAAGGAACAATAATATTCCTGTTGAATTAACTCATCTTCCATCCCCTCACGTCTATCTTCCTCGACATCTTCTAATGTTACGACTGTTGATCCGTCTTCTCCTGGCGAATCCCGTTTCGTATCCTTAATAGTAAGGAAGGAAGACCACCACGCAGGGTTATTTTTAGCCATGTTGTAAAGTTTATATGCGTGGTTTTTACCTCTCGGGGTAAAATTAAATGCAAGCCATCCACCATTTTCCCTGACAATCGGCCTGATAAGCTCATAAGCAATAGGAGCCATAAGGCTAAATTCGCTAAAGACACAGCCAACAGGATTAGGACCAACAATAGCATCTTTAATTTTATCCGTTCCGATTAATTGAAAAATAGAACCATTGGTCATTTTGACCATTAAATCTTGTTCGTTTCTTTTTAATACCAATTCTTCAGGGAATCTTTCCATATAACCAATTCCCTTAGAATCGATACCATCCCAAATAATCTTTTTAGCGTGTGCGTAAGTCGGGGCTAGATACCAATACACCCCCACTCTTCTCCACATCTCCCTTATCATCAGGTTCAAGAAGGTCAGATCCTTCCCCGCCCTCCGATGCCACACCGCTACCATTCTCTTGTATCCCTGTTCCGGTGCTTCTAATAACGACCTTTGATAACTCCTTGGCTGGTAGTTGTGGGGTATCGTTATTATCTTCTCTTCCGACATCGATCACCTTCAAATCTGGTTGTTTATTGGGATCAGAATATTGTACGATCTGAATTTTGATCCCACCTTGTGCCTCTTCCTCCACCATAGGAATTCTACCAAAACCCCTATCGGTCAACCATTGAGCAGCTTCTAATCTGTATTTGAGGGAAGGAGGCCCTGAATTTCCAGCATTACCTTCTATCTTTGCTGTGAAAACATCATAGTAAAATTGAACTAATTCTCTTCCTGCTTTGGTTTTCGTGAGAATATTTTTAGCAAGCTTTTCCCCTTTTTTTGGTTTACCATGGGCTTGCGTATTACCTTTCGGGAAGCGAAACTTATTCCCCTTCTGGAATGGCATATTTTACTTCTTTGGAACTTTTGTAGTTTTTCTAACTTTAGGTGCTTTATGTACTGCCATATAATCTCCTTTACCTTGGGGTTATTTTAATATCTGGACTGATTTCACCGTCAAATTGTGAATCCGCCTTTACACCAGAGGTGGTTTTATAGTCAATCCTGACTTTAGCTTTAGGGTTTGGAACATGGATGCTCTTGTCAATATAAATCCAAACATCAGGGGACGCAGCACACCCAGCCAATATAACGGCAGCACACCAACTAAGAATTATCATCTTCTTCATCATTAGACTCCATTACTTTATTTAAAATAGTTATAATAAAATCTCGTAAAAGTAAGGCAATCAATACATCAATTATTATTATTATTGTCTGCATTATACCTTCCTTTTGAAAGCGCGTGAAGCACCAATCCGAACAGCATAGTATCGCCTACTAGAAAAATACCAGGCATACCATTTATATGCTCCACCTTCTACTAGACAATGATAAGTATACCATCGTAATATTCTATCAGATGGCTTTCTCTCTGAGGAATCCAATATTCCCAACCGACCTAGATGGTATAACCAATCGTGAAGTTCACAGGCAGGAAAAAGATTGATTCCGAACCAGTTGTCGAATACTCCGGTACATCCATCACATTTAAAATTCGATGCAATATACGGAACAGTTTCTAACCATATTTTAAGGATGAAAGGTAACTTAAAATCAACATGCATTATTTCTTTTTAGGCAATTCACGCATGCACTGATTATAGGCTTCTACATATTGTATCAAACTTTTTTCCAGCCGAGCATTCTTTAAATAAGATCGATCTGCGATCTGCCAAATAACCAGCACACTAATGAGTACAGCAGCCAAAGCTACTAAATCATTCTTCCACTTTGCCATAAAACCCCCTTTGGTTATTTTTTAGAACATCCTACATGCCAAAAATACTCATACGGTTCCCATTCTATATCAAGACCAGTGATTTCTTTTTTGCATTTATCACATATATGAGATACCATAATACACCCTATTCTTTCATCAAATCAGCCTTGAGTCGAGCATCTTCCTTGAGCATCTTCTCCATGCGCTCCATAGCAGCCGTTATTTCCTTGGCTTTGGCCGAGACTCTCATATTATATAGAAGGTCATCCACTATACGATCCAACTCAGCCTCAGTAAGATTCGGAGAAGCCTCTACAAGAGTAGGATCATACATCAACTTCTCACGGGCAGTCTGAGCAAATACAGGAAAAGCTAAAAACAACACAACAAGAAAAGCTAAAATTCGTACCATCATTCCCTCCTTAATCGGTTGGGGAAGTCGAGCAAGCAGTCAACGCCCCCGTTACTGTAAAATCACCACCTGTTCCTTGATTAGTCTCAAAGTTAGTGGAATCGCCATTCAAATAGATGATGGGTGCAGTTCCGGTTGGCGAACTTCCATCTGCACCTAAACTAACTGGCTTTCCGGCAGCATCAATAAACTTTCTTCGATTGGATTGAATGCTAATGTCGATGAACTCAGCCATGTTAAAATACATTTCCGACATACAACCATCTAGTTCAGCACTACCTCCTGAACCTCCAATGTTATGGTCAGGGTGTGTATAATCTATTGTGTCGTTTGTTTCAACACTAGCTCCATCTTCTTCATCTACATCGTTTATAAATAAATGGGCTACTGGAACACTCAAGTCCCACGAAGCCAATACATGCCGCCAGGTTGCCCCTGCCGTAAATGTGCCAGTGGTTGTTATTACAAGAATGTTTGTAGCACCCACATTTTCATGTTCTACACGAAATGTGTCAGTTGACTCTCTTGCTGCTTCAAGTGCTTTACCAGTACTAAAGTAAAACTTTTGTTGTGTCCCATCACCCCCATCCATTCGTATCCACACAGACAGGGTTCCTTGTT